ATGGCTGCAAAACAAAGTGTCGTGGACGGACAGGGGCTGGCGACCGCCAAGGGGTTCATGCGGGACATCCGCCAGCACCGGGCGAAGATCCGGACCCTCCAGGCCGAGACGGGGCGGCTCGAAACCGCGCTTGCCCTGTACGCGGCCGAGCACTTCCGCGACCTCTTCGCGGACGACGGCGACTCGCTCGATTTGAAGGACGGCAGCGTCGTCGCCCATCACCGGGTTGTTGGCGGGCCACTCATCCTTGAAGTTTGCGACAAGGACGAGGTTGATGGGGACGAGAAGGTCGAGGGGGAACGCTTTTGCCACTCGTGCCTCTGCACCGAAGGTGCCCCCTGCATCACGCCCGACGGGCCATGCTCGTGGGTGGACGAATACCACTGCTCGGCGTGCGTGGTCGAGATCAAGGTGGCAGATGGCCTGCCGGAAAAGTGCATGATCATCCTGCCCGGCACGGGCGACCTTGGCGCAATCCGGCGGGGCGAATCCGGGTATCACGCCGTGGAGACCGCCCGACTGGTCTACCATGACGAGACGCTCGAGGAGGCGCGGGACCGTCTGAATGCGGCCTGTGGAGTGAATCGCGCGCAGGTCGCCGCGATGCTCGTGGGGTCCATGTGCGGCTGGCACGTCCCCGGCGCCGATCCGGCCGCCTACAACGAGGACGGGTCCCTGAAAAGATGAACCGCCGAACCTCCATTCTGGCGATCGTGGGCGCGGGCCTGGCCGCCCGGCGGGCGATGGCGGCGACGGCCCTGGGCCGGACGCCGGCAACAACGGCCGCTAAGCCGCAAGCGGCGCGCCGCTTCTGGCGCGCGACGATCCATCATACCGACACGTCCCCCGCCAACCCGGCCGCACGCATCCGAAACATTGACGCCGATCACCGCTCTCGCGGCTGGGACGGAATCGGCTACCACCTTCTGGTCGCCGAGGACGGCGGGGTCTTTTTCGGCCGGCCGCTCGACCGCCAGGGCGCACACGTCAAGGACAAGAACGAGGGGAACCTCGGGATCGCCCTGATAGGTACCTACTCGGACCGCCCCCCGCCCGAGGCCTCCTTGGCCTCCGTCCGGCGGCTCCTGGCCTGGGCGTTCGAGACGTGGGGGTTCGGGCCGGAGGCGGTCTGGTTTCACAAGGAACTCGCGGCGACGGAGTGCCCGGGCGCGTGGTCGAAGGCGTTACTCTGGAACCCGGAGACCGGAACCCGGAAACCGGAACACAAGGAGGCGCGGGGATGAGCCTGGTCTATGTCGCGGTGTCGTGGTCCGAGGCCGGGCGGGCAGGGCCGGTGTGCGAGGCGCTTCGGCGCGAGGGCTATGACGTCCGGCTGTCGGTCGAAAGGGAACCCGACGTGATCGACCGCGCGGTGCAGGAGTGGGACCGGATGCCCGAGGATGACCCGGCCAGGACCGCCTGCTGCCTGCGTCTCTACCGCGAGAAGGTGGTGCGGCTGCTCGCGGTCCGCGAAGCGGACTGTTTTGTCCTCGTCGAGCCGGCGGGGAATGACGCCCACTATGAGGCCGGGTTCGCCCTCGCGCAGGACGTGCCGGTGGTCCGGTTCGGGCGCGGGCGGCCGGGCCTCATGATCTTCGACGCACCCGTAGCGGCGGACCTCGATGCCCTGGTGGCCCTCGTGCGGATCCACGTCGGCAAGGCGGCGCTGCCGAGACAACTCGATCCAACGCGGAACGCGGAATGCGGAACGCGGAACGAACGGCAATCGCCTCAGGCACCCAGGGACTCAGGCACTCAGGCACTTCCGTTGGTTCGGACCGGCCAGGGGGATTTTGTCAGGGACTACCCGGCTTCGCCGGGGCAGCGCCCGGCCTAGCGCCGGGCCAGAAAAGGAGATCGCTGTGACGAAGGATAAGGCCTTAGCCAGGCAGGCGCCGGCGGTGCCGCCGGAGGTCCGGGACTTTTTCAGCCAGTTCGACGACGGCCAGGAACCGACCGTCGAGCGAATCCGTGAAGTGGTGGATCAGGTCCACGCCGTGGGCCGGATGGTCGGGGTGATCCAGACGGAGTTTGTGGTCCAGGCGGGACGGCGGCTCCTGTGGCTCAAACGCGTGACGGGCCACGGCTCCTGGGGGGCGCTCCTCAAGGCCTACTTCCCCAACCTGCCGCTCCGGACGGCACAGTGGTGGATGGCCGAGGCCAGGTACTTCCTGGAGCACGGCCACCGCAAAAACGAAAGGGTTGCGCTTTTGGGCGCAGGGGTTCGCGCGTTTGATGAGGATGAGGTCGAGGAACTCGATGCCGACGACCTGGCGGACCCGAAAAAGCCCGCTCCGCGGCCCCGGAAGGAGTTGGAAGCCGACGTCGGGCGGCTGGAGCGGAGGCTGGCGGCGAGGGACAAGCGGGAGGAGTCGCTTCTGAAAAGGATCGACGACCTGGAGGTCCGGCGGGACCGGGATGCCAAGGCCCGCGATCCCGACGAGGCGGGGGGGAACCCGATCCGCGAGGCCATGGCCAAGGCGGTCCTTTCGGCCGGCCGGGCGGTGGTGGTCCTCCGGGAGGCGGACAAGGAGGATTTGGTCCAGGAACTCCGGGACGGCGCGGCGGCGAGCCTCTCCAGCCGCCTCCAGAGCGCCGCCCAGGGCGTGGCGAACGAACTCTACAAGGTCTTCCACAAGGCATTCCCCGGCAAGCCGTGGAAGGGGCCGGAGCCGAGCGAGGAGTAGTCCAAAGTCCAAGGTCCAACGAGAGCGGCAGATCGAAGGGCTGAACGCATGGGGCTCTCAAACCAGGAACGCGAGGAATTGAGGCGGCTGTGGCGGCCGAGTTTCGGGGCCGCCGAGGTCCGGGCGCTGGCGGAGAAGTTCGGCGTCTCGGACCGGACGATCTGGCGGTTGACTCGCGAGGCGCGGCCCCGCGCCCGCCGGGCGGACAAGCGGCGCGACGCCGAATACGCCCGCGAGTTGGGAGGCGACCTCTTGCGTTGGTGCGTCGGGCAACTCGACGAAAGGGTTGCGCTCCGTGACGTCCTGGCCGCCGCCCACGACCTCGAGAAGCCGGGCCACGAACTCCTGACGCCGTACCGCCTGCGGCGGGCGCTCGCCCACTATGGCTACTCCGTCCGGGCGAGCCGCGCCCGGGGCGAAGCCAGGCCGGACGGCAGCCGCGCCCCGGCCGTCAAGCGCGCGGTCCAGCGTGTCCGCGCAAACACCCTCCACCAATACGACGAGACGCGGGCGCCCCAGATGTACGTGGACCTCGAGTCGGGTGACTACGTTTACGACTCCGGCTTCGTCGTGGACTGGCGGGAACGGCAGCCGGGCCGGGCGCCGCTCTGGGTCGCTCAGATCCTCGACGACGCCAGCCGCGCCCGGCACTTCGTCCCTATCCCGACGCCGTCGGCCGAGTCGGTCCTCGCGGCCCTGGCGGAGGCGTGGCTGCCGAAAGCCGATCCGCTCCTCATGCCGTTCTACGGCCTGCCTGAGCAGATTTATGGCGACAACGGTTCGTGGCTCTCAAGCGAAACGGTCCGCGAGGCGCTCCGGGCGCTGGACGTTAAGCCGTCCTTCCACGAGCCGCACCACCCCTGGGCGAAGGGGAAGGTCGAGCGGAGTTTCCACTCGGCCGCGTCCTTCTACGCCCAGGAACGGCTGACGCGGTCCCGCGTGGAGGAGACGCGCGAAGGGCGCTCTCGGCGGATCCTCCTCCGCATGACGGCGGCGGACCTGCCGGAGTTTTTCCGGCGCCTGAACCTCCTCGCCAACGTCCGCGAAAGCCGCGCGACGGGCGAGGCGCCCTACGCCCGGTGGGTCCGTCTGATTCAGGCCCACCCCGAGACCTTCCGCGCTGCGCCGCCGGCAGAAATTTTTCAGGACCTGGCGCTCGCGCGATTCGCAACGTGCGTCCGGCCGGACGTCTCCGTGCGGCTGCCCGGGGGGGAGCGGATCGGTCTGGACTGGAGCGTCTTCGGCGGCCTCGTGGCCCGCGAGGTCCTCGTCCGGTACCGCCGTCTGGAACGGGGCCGCGAATCGGCCGAGGGCGAGAAAATCCTCATCGAGATCGACGGGCAGAGGTGGGAGGCCGCCCGCCGGGCGCCCGCGCCGGAGCGGCGGCTTGTGGCCGAGGAATGCCCCAGGACGGCCGCCGAGGTCCTTTCGGAGGAAGCGGCGCGCGTGGACTTTTCGGGCGAGGATCTCACGCGGCACGCGGCCGCCGCCGCGCCGACCTGGAACCTCGGCGTCGAGCCGAAGCCGTTCGACGCCGGCCAGCGCGAGGCCTTGGAGAAGCGGATCGTCAAGGTCGGCCGGTACGAGGCGATCGAGCGATTGCAGCGTGCAGGCCGACTCTCGACGCCCCTTTCGGAAACCGACCGTCGCCTCGCGGCCGCGTGGCTGCCGGGCGAGACGATCGACCTGGAGCAACTGGAACACCTGGTGCGGCATGGCAGGCTTCCGGATGCACAAGAAGAGGGGCAGGCCTCGGCGGCCTCGGCCTAGTCGCCCGCTCGGCCTCTGGGCGGCGACGCGGCGGGCCCTCGATGCGGCGGGCACGAGCCTTTCGGACCTCGCGCACGCGGCGGGCTTAAGCCAGCAGGCCCTGGACCAGGTGGCCGTCGGCCGGAAGGGATTGCCGCCGCTGCTGAAGGCCCGCGTGGACCGGGCGGCGGCGGACCTGGGCCTGAAGCCCCGGTGGCCGCTCTGGGCGCCGCTGCCGCCGTCTGCATACTCGCGGCTCCGGCGGGCGGCGCCGGTGCGGGCGTCGAACGGAAACGGATGCGAGGGATTCAAGTCTTTTGCGCCTGAGGCGTGGGACTTTTGGAAGGAGAGCGAGACCATGTTGCCCGACGAAACGTTGTCGCATTTCGGCCTGGCGAGGGACCCCTTCGAGGAGCCGCGCCTGGACGACGAGTTCTGGCCGCATCCGCAGTTCCGCTTGGTCGTCTCGCTGGTCGAGAAGGCGGTCCGGCGGCACGGCTTCCTCCTCATCGAGGGTCCCTCGGGGTGCGGCAAGACGACGCTGGTGCGCTACGCCCTGGGGAATCTCGCGGGCGACGATCGGCGGGGGATCGGCCGAAACCGCAAGGTCCACGTCGCGCGGCTCCTCACGCTCCGGCGCCGGAGGGTCGGGGCGTGCGCCCTTCCGCGGGCGCTCCTCCGGGACCTCGCGCCGGGGGCCCGGCCGCGGTCCAGCGCCGAGGACCTGGTGCACCAGGTCGCCCGCGAGATCGCCGCGAAGTATCAGGAAGGGGAGACGTCGTGCCTGCTCCTCGAGGAGGCCCACGAACTCTCGCACGAGACCTGGCTGGACCTTAAAAAACTCCGCGAGATCTGCGCGGACGCCGGCGGCGGCCTGGGCGTCGTTTGTGTCGGCCAGACGGAGGGAAGCCCGGGCCTCGACGTGACATTGGCGGACCCGGAACTCGTGAGCGTCCGGCGTCGTCTGCATGTGTGCGAAGTCCGGCCTCTGAAGCCCGCCGAGGCCCGCAAGTACGTCGAGTTCCGAATCCTCCAGGCGGGCGGGCGGCTCGGACTCATTCACCCCGACGCCCTGGATCTGCTGCTCAAAAACCTCACGCCCGGCGGGCGAGGGAGCCGCCCGACACCGCTCTACCCGGCGGCGCTCGACACGTGGCTCTCCGTCGCGCTCGTGTCGGCCTGGGACAAGGGCGAACGGTCGGTCGGCAAGGCCCTGATGAGTTTCGTCCTCTCGGGCCCCGAGCCGGTGGTCGGCCAGCCGGCTGGCGGCGAAGGGGCGGCGGTGTGATCGCAACGGCGTAAAGGAAAGTCCATGCGAAAGAGCAAACCGCTGCGGCCCGTGTGCCGGGCGTGCAGCGCGGTGATGACGGAGGACGGCCGCTGTGAACGGTGCGAGGCGCTCGCGGCCCTCCGGCGGCGGGCGGACGCGGGGCAGGACTTGGCGACGGGCGAACCGGCGCCGGACGCGGCAAGCGAAAGACGGATTCGGCGGCCGCCCGCGCCGTCGGGGCGGGGAAAAACGGACGGCCCGGATGCCGGGCCGAAAAAAAGGAGAGCGATCATGGCGGAGCACAAGTGCGTGGACGGTTGCGGGCAGAAGGTATCGCGGGAGGGCGGGCGGTGCCGGACGTGCGCCGGCCTGAAGCGGCGGAACAAAAAGGCGGCGCGGCCCGCGCCTCCGACTCTGGACGCTGCGCGGGTGAATCCTCCGCTGGGCCGATCCTGTGCGCAGATCGCGCGCCACCGCAGAGAAGCGCCGGTACAGACCTCGGACGCCCCGCCGCCCGCCGAGGCCGGCGCGGCGGTCGAGGACATCCTCGCGGGACTTCAGGTCGCGGGCCTCTGCGTGAAGGCCGTCGAGGTGGTTTCGGCAGCGGGGCGAGTGCGGTTTGAGGTTGAGCCGGCCCGGGAGGCGTGACGTGGCCGGCCGAGAGCAAATCTGGGCGGTGATGGTGAGGCGAAGGGGGGCCATGCAAAAAACGTGGCGCCTCATGGCCGTTGCGAGCGCCAAAGTGAACGCAGACTGGGCCGCCAGCGTCGTCATCGAGTATGGTCTGGAGTGCCGGCTCTGGAGGATCGGACAGGTGGTGGCAAAAAGCCTATTCTGGCGTCTGGCGCGCGGCGTTTCAGAAACATGGATCGTAAAGCATGTGGAAAAGGCTAAAGGAGTCTCCCGTGGCAAAACGAAAAAAATCTGATCTCCCCGCCCTCTCCGACTGGCGGGCCGTGGACAGGACGATTCGGATCATCGCCGACGAGGAGGCATGTGCCGCACGGTGGAAGGCCGAGGCCGAAGAGAAGATCCGCAGGATCCGCGAGGACACCGCCGCCTGCACGGCCGAAGTTCTGACGACGGCCCAGAACCTCCGCGACGCGATCGAAGAGTTCGCCGGGGCCCACGAGGAGGAGTTCGGCAAGGCCCGCTCCAAGGCCCTCCCCCACGGCCGGATCGGCTGGCGGACCGTGGTGAGCATCCGCCTGGACCGCAAAGCCGAGTTCATCGTCGCGGCCCTCGAGGCGGCGGACCTCTCGGACGCGGTGATCGTGAAAAAGTCGCCCAATAAGGACGTCCTCGCGGCCTACGGCGACGAGACGCTGCGGGAGGTCGGCTGCCGGCGCGTGCGGCGCGATGCCTTCTACGTCGAGCCGAAAGAGGAGGAGGCGGGTATCCGCAGATGACGCCGCAGGCCCCGAGCGTGGTCGAGGGGCAGAAGGACGCAGATAAATCTATGGGAAAAAAGAACGGCAGTCGTCTGCGAAACTCTGCGTAATCTGCGGATGGCCGTTGCTTGGAGCCTTGAACGTGGAACTCTCGACCGCCCACAAACTCTTGGCCGCGTACCTCGAGCGCCATTGCTCCGGGGCAGGCGCGGCGAGGACGAAGCCCCGGATCCTGGCGAACCTCCGGACAATGGGATTGCGGATCTCGGGCCGGGCGTTCGACCAGGCCATGCACGACCTGGCGACCGCCACGGGCGATGTCGGGTCCAGCGACGGAGGGTTTTTCTGGTGCGCGAGGCGCGAGGACTACGACGCCGCCTACGGCTACATGGTCGGCCGCTTCGAACCCCAGCGCGAGCGCGCCGAGGCGATCCGCCGCCGCCGCGACGAACGGTTCCCGGCGGGCGGGCTGCTCTTCGATCTTGCCGGGCAGGAGGCGAACCCATGCAGGTGATCGCGGTGGTGAGCGCGGGGCACTCGGGGACGGCGTTCGTCGCCAACCTTTTCGACCGCTACGTCGAGGGCGCCGTGGGCCTCCACGAACCCCAGCCGACCTACGGGAAACCCGGCGAAATGGGCGTCGAGGTCCGCGCCGGAAGGCTCGATCCGCTCTTGCCCCGGGTCCGCCGCGCCGTGCGCGAGCGGCCCTGGTGGCGGGAGTTTCCGCGCTTCCGCGGGTTCGTCACCTCGCACGTTTACGAGGACCCGACCGGCCGGCCGGAGGACGGCAAACGGCCCAACACGCGCGACCTGGACCTCCGCGAGTGCCGAATCCTGGTCGAGTCCTCGATCTTCTTATCGCCCTTCGTCCCGGCGATCCGCGAGGAGCGGCCGGACGTCCGGTTCGTCGCCCTCTACCGCGAGCCGATTGCCTGGGCGAGGGCGTCCTGGAGGAAGGACGCTGAGGCGGGGAACTTGCCGGCATTCGATCCGCCTTGCCCGACCGCCGCATCCTTCCGGCGTCGCCTGAACGATTGGCGCGTGTGGAACGACCGACTGCTCGCCGAGTTGCCCGCCGACCCGGCGAAGTGTCTCTGGATGGAGAATACGAACCTCTTTACGCCCGGCGGCGTCGAACGGCTTTTGGCCTGGGCGTTCAGGGACGAACCGTCCTCTGCGGCCTCGGCGCTCTCTGCGTTGGATCTGGAGGGCATTTGTCGGCGGAAGATCAACCCGGCCCTGGCGGAGATGCCGGAGGGGCCGGACCCCGACTTGGAGTACGTGCGGGAAGCGGTCGAGAGCGGAGCGGCGGAGACCTACTATGCCTGTCTTGCGAGGGACCTCGCGGCCGTCTAGGCCCGCGACGGCCAAGCAAAAACAGTTGCTCCACGTCATCCCCGCGCGCCTGGGATGGTCGGATGAGGAGCGGCGGGAGTTCCTCGTCGCCCGGACGGGCAAACGGTCGGCCAAGGACCTGACGCACCGGGAGGCGACTTTGGTCTTAGATCTCCTCTTCGCCATGCAGCGGGGCGAATCGCCGCCGACGTTCCGGGCGGACGGGCCGACGCGGTTTGAACTGGAGAAACTCTCTGGGTTGCGGGCTGGTCTGGGACCGGCCCGGTTCGACGGCCTCGCGCGGCACCTCTCGAAGGGCCGGCCGTCAGGCCACGGCGTGCCTGCCGAGCCAGGGACGGCCGAGCCGCGCATGATGTCGGGGCGCGAGGCCCGGGCGCTCCTGGAGGCGGCAAAATCGATCCTCGCCCGCGAAGGGTGCGGCTCGTCGAATCTCCGGAGGTGAAGGCGTGCACACGATCGTAGCCGTCAGATCGGATGCCAAGGTTTCCGCCGGTCCCCTCAAGGGCGGCGGCATGCGTCTCGAGTTCGTGGCCGGCCGTGGGCTTGGAAGAAGAGACTTCATCGTCCTGTTCGTTACAAGGCGCGTGGCCTCGGAGGTCCACGTGGCCCTGGGCGACGCACTGACAAGGAGTCCCCCTACCGCGACGAAGAAGAGGAGCGGAAAATGATCATGCGAGCGGATCGCACGGACCTCGTTGACGAAATTCTGAAGCCGCCGCTCCGCGAGCGGGAGCGGGTGGAGAAGGCGCTGGCCAATGCCGAGCCGAAGGATGCCCTGATCCTTGCACTCCTCATTAACCAGGGGGGCGTTCGCGGCGACTGGCGCCGGGCGCTGGTGCGGCGGCGCATTCAGGAACTGGTGGAAGGCGGCAACGTCCTCGGCGCCATTCGGGATGCCCTGGGCCCGGGAGGCGGACGATGATTTTCTGGATCGCGGTCGGGATGGGCCTTGTCGTGGTGGCGAGCCTCTGGGCCCTGGTGGTCCGCCCGTGGCGGCGCGTGCGCGCGGCGCGCGAAGCGCTCTACCAAACCGAAGCCCGTCTGGACGCCGCCAAACACATCCTTGCCCAATGGACGACCCGCCCCGACGCGCCGCTCCGGGCGGCGGCGCTCCTGGCGGATGCGAGGTACTGGCTCCAGAAAACCGCCCGCGCGCTCGCCGGGCAGCGGGAGACATGAGGCAATGACCGACGCCGAGATCATCCAGGGCAACTGGGAGCAAGGCCCGGTCGTTTGCCGCCTGTGCGGGCATAGATGGCGGGCGGTTCGACCAACGGAGACTGACGAAGAGTGCCTTGAGTGTCCGAATTGCCACCACATGACGGGAGAGCCGGACCGCGAACAAGGGGACGTGGGGGCGCATCGTGACTGAGTGGCGGTGCCACGCCTGCAATCTGCTGCTGGGGCGGGTCCTGACGAAGGGGGAGGCCCCCCTGGTCGAGATCCGGTGCCGGCGGTGCGGAAAAGTGAACTATTTCGGCGAAAAAGCCGAAAAACCTCTTGACAGGCCGGCCGATGCCGGCAAGATGATGGCGACAACTCCGAGCGCCAGAGAGCGCCATAGCGCCTTCCGCCGCACCGTAAAAGGCCTTGGATAGGGCCGGGCGGCGGAGAGAGAAAAGAGCCCCAGAGAGGGCCGGTTCCCGAAAGGGAGCCGGCCCTCTTTCTTTTGCATGGAGAAACGTCAATGGGCGAGACGGGCACGGGTTGGGCGGTGATGATGCTCGTGTTTCAGGTGATCCTCACCGGCGTCGGCGGGCTCGGGATTCTGCTGCTGAAGAAGGTTTTGAACGGCTTCGGCGACCGCCTCAAGACGCTCGAGGAACGCGGGCACAAGGGTGAAATCGAGTCGGTTGTCGCGGACGGGGAGATCAAGGAATCGCTGGCCCGCAGGTACGTTCCGCGTGACGAGTGCCACTCGCGGCACTCCGCGGAGCGCGAAGACAAGATCCGGCTGTTCGGAAAACTGGAGGCCCTCGAGCGGGGCCAGGGCCGGATCGAGGGGGAAATGAAGGGCCTTTCGGCGGCGATCCGAAACGGAGGGCGCCATGGGGCGAATTGATACGGCGAGGGCGAAGGAACTCCGGCGGCGGATCCTCCAGGCACTGGCCGCCGCCGCGGGGCCGGGCTACGACGGCTGGCTTTCGGTCGCGAGCCTCTTCTCGATTCTCCGGCCCGAGACGGACGGCCTGACGCTGGGGGAACTGGCGCGCGCCGTGAAGTACCTCGCCGAGAAGGGTTACGCCGAGACGCGCGAGCGGCGCGAGAGCAAGTACGCCCGCCCGGAAACGGATGCGCGGATCAGGGCCAACGGCACGGACCTTTTGGAAGAGACGATTCCGCCGGACCCCGGCGTGGAAGACGAACGCGAGTAGCCAGCGCGGAATGCGGAACGAGTCTACAAAGGAGCCTGCCATGGTGCGTTGCAAGATGACGGTCAACGAGATCACGGAGAGCATGGGGGGATCGAAGTGCGACGGAAGCGGCACTTGGGTTTCTTGCATAGTCAAGACGGTCAAGATGAGTCCCGTGACGGGTGGTAGTGACGAGAACAAACGCTTCTGGGAAGCCACTCCGAGCGGACAATTGGTATTTACTTGCGTCAATCCTGAGGCCGTCCAGGGTTTGAAAACCGGCAAAGACTTTTACGTCGATATTTCGCCGGCTTAGAGGACCGTCGTGGCTAAAAGCGCCAATCCGCAATCTGCAATCCGCAATCCGCAATCGTCCCGGCGGATCGAACGCCGCCACCACAAGGTGGATCGGCTGCCGAGGGCCGTGCGGGACGAACTGGCGCGCCGCTTCCAGTCGGGAGAGACCTATGACGAACTGGTGCGGTGGCTCGAGTCGAAGGGTCACGCGGTCGGGCGCTCGAGCGTCCACCGCTGGGGGAGCCAGTTTCAGCGGAGCCTGGAGAGACTCAGGACCTGGCGGGAGGCCGCCCAGACGATCGTCGCGGACCTGAAGGGCAAGCCGGCGACGGAACTCAACGAGGCGGCCGAGCAGACGGCCGTCCAGATGCTCTTCGAGTCCCTGGTGAACCTTCAGGAAGCGCCGTCCGAGGACGGCGAGGGTCCGGACCTAAAAAAGCGTGCCGCGATCCTCTCGAGTCTTTCGCACGCCCTGACGGGCCTCGGGTATTCGGCTGCGAACCGGGAGCGGCTGAAACTGGCGTTCCGCAAGGAGTTCGCGGAAGAGGCGGTCAAGAAGGTCGAGGCGGCGGTCGGAGACGCGAAGGTGAAGGGCAAGAGCGTGGTCGAGACGGTCCGAGAGGCGCTGAGGATCGAGTGATGGTGACGGCAAACATCAACCTGGATGCCTACTTCCTCCCCTACCAGGCGGCGGTGATCCGCGACCGGTCGCGGCACGTCCTGGTGGAGAAGGGCCGGCGGACGGGTTTCACCTACGCGATCGCCTACAAGGCCGTCGAGGACTGCGTGGACCAGTGCGAGCGGCCGGAGCGGCGGCGCGAGGACTGGTGGTTTTCCAGCGCCGACGAAACCGCCGCCAAGGAATTCATCGAATACTGCGGCTTCTGGGTCAAACAGGTTTTCAACCTGGCGGCCGTCACGATCGGCGAGGAGCGCCTCCGCGTCGGCGACAAGGACGTCCAGATCCTCGTCGTTCGCTTTCCGAACGGCGTCAAGATCACGGCCCTTTCGTCCAACGCCCGGGCGCTTCGCTCGAAGGGCGGGACGATGGTCGTGGACGAATTCGCGTTCCACGACGATCCCCGCGCCCTCTGGGCGGCGGCGTCGAAGGTGCCGAAGTGGGGCGGCCAGTTCATTGTCGTTTCGACGCACAACGGCGAAGGGACGATCTTCCACCAGCAGTGCGAGCGGGCGAAAAAGGAACCCGGCGCATTCTGGTCGTACCACTACTGCCCGCTCGACGTCGCCGTCGCCCAGGGCCTGGTCGAAAAAATCCGCCGCCTGGACCGCCCGGCGACGGAGGCCGAGAAGGACGCCTTCCGCCAGGAGTGCCGCGACGAGTGCCTGGACGAGGACGAGTACCGTCAGGAGTACCAGTGCCAGGCCTCCTCGGCGTCGAGCGCGCTCCTCTCCTACGAACTCATCGAGGCGTGCGAGGACGCCGGGGCCGACTTCGACTGGAACCCCGAGCGCCCCCGCTACGGGCCGGTCTACTCCGGCACCGACATCGGGCGGACGCACGACCTGACGTTCACGCCGTTCCTGGAGAAGGTGGGCGACGTCCACTGGACCCGCGCGATTCAGGTCTTTCGGAACACGCCGTTCCGGATCCAGTAC